AATTCTATTTTAGGATTAGATGTATGACTCAAACGAACTAATCTTCCTTCAGCGTTTTCTATGTGTAATGGTCTTGCAGGACTTGTAGTTCCAATTCCAACTCCAGTAGAATCTATAATAACTCGTTCAGTACCACCAGTATCAAACCTGATTTTATCTTCGTCAGTACTTTCTTCTAACTGAATCTTAGTATCGCCATCAGCATCTTGGAAAGTTGCAACACTTACATTGTTAAAGGTAATAGCTTCTACTGAAGTACCGTTAGGAGGAGCAGCACTAAAAGTTAGTGTGCTTCCTGAAATTGAATAAGTATCTTTATGTTGTACAACACCATCAATAGTTACGAATGTTTGGTTTTCTGAATCAGGACTTGTACCTAAAGCTAAAGTAGTATCTGAGCCATCACCAGTCATGGTAGCAATTACTGGAGCAACTCCAACAATACCGCCTTCTAATTGAAAGACTTCAATAACTCTAGTGTTAGCAGGAGCAGTTGCAAAAGTCAGAGTAGTACCAGAAACTGAGTAAACATTATCAGCTTGATAAACACCATCAATAAATACTATTAGACCATCTTCACTGGTCATACTTGTAGATAATGTAAAGGCTGTAGTAGAGCCATCTCCAGTAAAAGTATTTTTAGCAAAAGTAGAAGAACTTCCTGCACCACCGGCTATAGCACCCCATTCGTCTGTATAACCTTCAAAGCCACCAGTTGTACTGTTATATCTAAAATATCCTGCTGCAGGGCTTCCCGGTCTTTGAGCTGTAGTACCTACTGGTACATGAATAGCATCTGTAAGGCTTCCTATATCTAAACTTACATCTGGAGAAGCATTACCGATACCTACTCTATTATTAGTAGCATCTACAACTAAAGTAGATGTATCTACTGTTAAGCCATCAGATACTAAAGTACCTGTAACAGTTACACCGCTTGAAGTGGTAGCTAGTCTTTCTGTTCCATTATGATATAACTCAACCTCTGCACCATTAAATGCTCTAATTAAATTTGAATCTTCTGCAGCGTTTAAAAGTCTAAAGTCTGTAGCTAATATTCTTAAATCACCAGTTCCGGCATCAGCAATATAAGAATTAGTTCCATTGTGATAAATCTGTAAATCATCTGCACCACCAAACACTGCTTTAGCATTGTCATCAAAATTTACATGGTCAGAAAAATTAGCTCCTGCATTAAATATTGCACGACCTGCAGAAGACATATCAAATTTAAGAGCAGTAATAGTAGAACCACCGTCATTACCTTGTATGAAAATATCTATATCGGAAGTGTTACTTTTTATAATATTGCCAATAGATTGGTCGTGATAAAAAGCAAAATCCTCACCATCTCCCATTTTGATTAATTGACTATCAGACATGGATAGCTGACCAGTAAACTTAGTATCTCCACTTACAGTAAGTTTATGACTTGTAGAAGGTGATGAAGTGCCAATGCCAACTCGCCCTGAACTATCTATTCTGACTTTTTCTCCAGAACTTGTACCAGTATAAAATGTTAAAAATCCATCATTACCTGCTGAAGTAAGTCTTGATTCACCACTAGCAAATGCTCCTAATTTTGCAGCTACTGAACCTGTTCTTATTGCAGCTATTTCAGTGTCTGATGAGGTTCTAACTTCTAATGGAGTAACAGGGGATGTAGTTCCAATTCCAACATTTCCTGAACTGTCAACTCGCACCCTTTCTAAACCGCTTGTAAACAAAGAAATATTAGCAGCTTCATAATTAAGAATTTGTAAATCACTTGAAGAAACATCTACTTTAAAATCAGAGCCATTACCCGCTGATGTACCTGTTGCTGTTGTTGTTAAACTTAAATGATTACCCTCTTTGTGAATTTGTAATCCTCTAGCTGGATTTGTAACTCCAATTCCAACATTACCTGATGAATCAATCGTTGCTTTTGTAGAACCATCAACCCTAAATTGTATTGCTGAACTAGATACAGCTCCATCGTCATCAACACTAATTCTAAGATTAGCTCCAGAAGTCTCTAACTTTGAACTGCCTGTTGGGTCAGTTAGTTGTATACCTGCTCCAGTATCGGTAGAGGTAAAGGTAGCAACTGTGTTTGTTGTACCAGAATCAATAGTCAAACCATCTGCAACAACTGTTCCTGTAACATCTACTCCAGATGAACTTGTTGTTAATACAGTAGAATTATTATGTTTTATTTTAACTGTACCAGCTTCACCTCCTCCATCTTCAAATGCCATGAAATCAAATCCATCAGAATCTTGTATTTTTAAATTAGTTCCTCGTAAGAATAAACTACCTGTTCCAGAATCTTGTATACGACTATTTGAACCATCATGATAAATTTCTAAATCTGAACTTGTGCCAAATTTTAATTTATCATTATCACTAAATAAAACATCTGCATTGCTATCAGCTACAACAGCTTTAGAAGCTTCTACAGTTCCTGCTGTAGTTACATCGACATAATTTAGTTCAGTTGTAGTTGCTGTTACACCATCAAGTAAATTTAATTCTGTAGCAGTTGAAGTAACTCCATCAAGTATATTAAGTTCAGCAGTTGTAGATGTTACACCGTCAAGTAAATTTATTTCAGTTGCTGTAGCTGTAACACCATCAAGAATATTTAATTCAGCAGTAGTTGAAGTAACACCATCAAGGATGTTTAGTTCTGCTGTGCTTGATGTAACTCCATCAAGTATATTAAGTTCAGTAGTAGTTGCTGTAACTCCATCAAGAATATTTAATTCCGCTGTGCTTGATGTAACTCCATCAAGAATATTAAGCTCTGCAGTTGTAGAAGTTACTCCATCTAATATATTAAGTTCGGCTGTAGTCGATGTGATACCATCTAAAATATTTAACTCAGCAGCAGTTGATGTAATTGCTGTACCATTAAAGTTAATACCATCTAGGTAAGCTATACCATCAACGTATAAATCTTTCCACTCTTGAGAAGAACTTCCTAAGTCGTATGTATTGTCTGTATTAGGAATAATATTTGAATTAACATCTGCACCAAAAACTACATTATCGTCTGCTGCATCACCTAATGTTAATGTACCACCATTAAATGTAGTAGTTCCTGTAACTGTTAAATTACCTCCAACATCAACATTACCTGTAGTAGTTACAGAAGTAAATGTACCAGTAGAAGCTGAGTTAGCTCCAATAGTTGCACCATCAACTGTACCACCATTAATGTCTGCAGTATCAGCTACTAAGGCATCTGTAGTTACAGTGCCATCAAAAAATGCATCTTTAAATTCTAAAGAGCTTGTTCCTAAATCTATATCATTATCTGTAACAGGAACAATAGCTCCATCTTGTATTCTTATTTGTTCTACTGCTGCAGAAGAAACTTCTACATAAAATCCTACTCTATTATTAGTGCTATCAATTTCTACTTTATTTAAAAAGTCTAAGTCACCAATTTTAAATATATTACCACCTTGTCCAGCAGAACCATCGTGTCTGTGTCCAGTATTAGTAGCACTTGTAGATGAATATGCAAATGCATTTACTAACTGATTATATTCATCATTAAATAATGCTGCGGTGATAGTATCACCATCAATAAAAGAACTTTGTCTTGTATATGTTTGTGCCATTTATTATCTCCTACCTGAAGGTATAAAATCTACATAAAAACCATTTATAGTATATGGTGCTTTACTGTCTTCACTTAAAAAAGTAAAATTGTTACTTGTTCCACTACCTTGTAAAGGAACTCTAATTAGTGGATTATCGCCTCCACCAAATACGTTTGTATTAAAAACTGCGTCTCCAAATTTTGAAGGTGGGTTTATTATTCCAATATCAAATAAACTTCCCGGCTGTGGAACTTCTGTATTTCCATAATCAAATCGAACTTGAACATCCGGTTCAACAATACCTTCTGAACTTGCTGAAACTCTTATATAGTGTAAAGTTTTTAATGTACCTAAATCTCCATAATCATAATTAGGTGTTTCAAATCTTGCTAAAATATTAGTGCCATCAAAACTATTTCCTATGTCATGTTGATAAACAAAACCATTTGTATCGCCATGATAGTATTGTTCAATATTATTATTATCAAAACCTGAACCAATACCGGTAACTTCTAAACCTCTTGTTTCAGACCATTGAAAACCATCTGGTCTTAACGTGCCTATAATTCCTCGTTGTGCTGAATTAGATGCTCCAGTATTAGTGTAAAATAATCTGTACTGTGATTTTTCTCTAAGTACAACACTTGAAATAACAAAACTATCTATTGATTCAGCTAAAGAAGTTACAATCGGCTGAATAGCTTGACTAATAGTTCCTAACTCAACATCACCAATTCTTGCTGTACCAGCTATTGTTCTTAATCCATCTGGGGCTAAAAATATTAAGTCACCACCAATCTCTTGAATACTATAGCCACTTAAACAACCTACGTTTTTAGTAACAGGTACGATTGCAATATTACTTGAATCATTTATATTTATAAGTTTAAATATACTATTTGTACAAAATATAAATAATTCATTACGGAAACTTTTAATACCTTCTATCTGGTCTTCTAAAACTATTGAACCTGAACCAGTGCTAGTAAAATCTGTTGGGTCTAAAGTACCACTAAAAAATATAGTATTTAAATTATCTTCTACTCCAGCAGCTATTAAATGCTTGTCATGAACAGTTACATGTTTTACCCCTTTTGTACCAGTAACTGTTATTTCCCCACCAAAGAATGTTCTAGTATTTATATTAGCACCTGTACCTTCCATTCTAAAAAAGTACGGTTTATTTACTCCATCGGCAATAATTAATGTACCATAATTAGAAGTAGCACTTTCAAATAAAGCAAAACTATTTTGTCCTTGGCTAGTTCTTGTTAAAACACTACGACCTGTAAAAGCTGTATGATTATCTCCACTACTAGCAACACTACTTCTATTTATTTCGGTCCAAGATGTACCAGTTTGACTAAAATAAATACTTGTACCTGCACAAGCAACAACCCCATCTGCATAAGGTATAGTACCTAAAATATCAGTTGTACTACCAGTTGGTTGTACTGCACTTGTTGTACCAAATTTTTGATATCCATTAATACGTCTATAGCCTCCCTCAATAGAAACTTCAAAGTTTCGTAAATCCTTGGCAACTCCCGGAGTTTTAAGTAAGTCTATTACATTTGAAGACTTAACTAACCCTCCGTTAACTGCTACGGTATAAGGTTGACTTCTAGCCATATTAAGCTATAAGTTTTTGGACAGATGTTGGTGTAACTTTTTCAGCTATTTGAGCATCAAGACCATCTTTTTTAGACTGGACTTCATCTTCACCCATAGCTGCTTCAACCCAACCTTGTACATCACTTGCAGTTAAGTCTGCAAATTCTGTAAAGCTTGATAAGTCTGAAGTATCTAAACCCTGAGACCCATATACTGTTGCAGTTTGCGGATTATCATCTGCATCATTATTAGTATCATCAGTAGCTGTTAGTCTCCAGTGCACATTATAAACTACGTCAGACTTAGAGTCTTTTGTAGGATAAGTGTCCACAGTTTTTACATCCCATTCATATGATATTGCCATTTTAGTCACCTCCTTTGAGTGTGTTAATTTCAGATTGTAAGGCTTCAATCTGTTCTTGTTGTTCTTGGATTGCTTTAGTAAGCACAGCAGTCAATTTACCATAATCCATACCTTGCATTTCTTCCCCATCTTTTTCACCTACTATAGCGTATGGCACTATTGATTGTGCTTCATGGGCAATGAAACCTTCAGTAAGCTCATCAGGATTAGTTTTAAAATTAAATTGAACAGGTTTTAAATTTTTTATTTTTGATATTGCTTCCCACTCATAAACTAAATTTTCTTTCATTCTGTAATCAGAACTTGTTACATAACTTGTTCCTGAACCATCTGTAGTAATACGACCAACTTGCCCATTATTATTGTTAAAAGTTATTGCATTACAAGAACCAGTACCATTGTCTTTAGTGTTTAAAATTCTACCACCACTTCCTAAATTATTAAATTCTACTAAAGCAGTGCTTGTACCTACTGTACTTGTGGTATTAATAAGAACCTTACCAGAAGAATCAATTCGCATTCTTTCTGAGTCTGCTGTATGAAATTCCATGTGCGTACCTGAATCTTCAGCACGAAGTTTTAATGCACCATCAGAATGTATTTGTGCTGGATTTGATGCTGATGTACTTCTAAAAAATATAGTTCTTGTTGTATCAGCAGAACCATCAAGTCTTATACTTTCACCATCTGCTTGTACTTGTAATTTTGCTGATGGAGTTGTAGTTCCTACTCCAACACGACCTGCTTCAGACATATCAATGTGCATAGCAGTTATAAAAGATGAACCATCTATACCTTGAAAAACTAAATCTCCATCAGCTACGATAGACTGTATCAAAGCATTGTTCCCATCTTTCTTAATAGTTGCGTATTGAGTGCCACCATCAAGAAATCTAACCTCCCCATTATCATCTGCATCTATCTGAATATTTCCTGCAACATCTATAGTCAAGTCACCACTTGATAAATCTATTTCAGTTCCATCAATAGTAATGTTATCAATAGTAATACCACCATCTAAATCGGTTAATGCTGAAGTTACTTTTGTTAGTGCCATATTATCCTTCTAATGTTTCTATTCTTGATTTTAAATCATTAATAGTGGTTTGTTGAGTTTCTATTAAGGTTTGTTGTTCTTGGATAGCTTTTGTTAATATAGGTACTAATTTTGATTGGTCTATACCTTGCATAAGTTCACCATCTTTTTCACCGATAATAGCTTCAGGTACAATATCAGAAACTTCATGTGCTATAAAACCATCTACAGTTGTATCTGCATCAGTTTTAAAATTAAATCTTGCAGGTTTTAGTTGTTTGACTCTAGATAAAGCATCAAAATCATAATTGATATTTTCTTTTAATCTATAATCAGATGAAGTTGCAAATTGAGTTGTGTTATTTGATGAATTTACAAAAATATATCCAGCAAGTGTACCACCACTATAAAAAGCTTGAGCAAAATAATTATTACTTGAATTAGTGTTGTTTATTCTTAAAACAGTTGCGTTTGCAGTATAGGCACTTTCAAAGTTTGCTGAGCCAGTTAAATCTAAGCCATATTGAGGATTTGAATTATTAATACCAACATAACCTGAAGAATTAATTCGCATAGCTTCTGTGCCTGTGTCGGTTCTAAACCTTAAACTTGCTCCAGATTCAGTAGTACCAATACTTAAATTGTCAGTTCCATTAAAAATTTCACCTATTGCATTACCATCATCTTCAAATTGTATAATGCCACCAGTGTTGTTAGACAATGTAAGCGTTGTATAATTGGTATAGTTGTCTATAGTTTGCGTTACATCATCTCCAAACAGACCAACATTACCAGAAGAATCAATTC